AACGATGAAATCCTCAATGCCCTGCAGGTTGCCTTGGTTATCAAACATCGGCACAGTTAGCAAAATCTTAAAATTAGCCATAGGCGAAATAGTTATGTAGCTGTTATTGCTTGGCGTTAGGTATGGATCGGCTGGGATTACTACGCAGCTGTTAGCCAGGATGGTTGCAGGTGGGTATGCGAATACCGACCAGACTCCGTTATTGGTTAAAGCCGTTGCGATGGTGCTACGCAGCGTGGTAATGGCAGCGGTAGGCATCTATCCACACATGCTATTCGGATTTTGGTACGGAGAAATAAGTCCCCTGATTTTGCCGATCATGCTGTTACCCATGCGGTAAGGGCTAGGGCTAAAGCCATCTAGTCCTACGCCGCCTGTCTGAGATACTTGGCGCGCTTGCCAAATATCTACGGCCAAGATCATCGCAGCTTGTCTAACGCTTGCTGTATTAACGTAGGTAGCAGTCTTTGTATCTGCACCTACAGCTGAGCCAGATGGCACTACGCGCCTAAAGTTTTCATCTGCTGCAACCTTGGCATATTGAATAAAGCTATAGCCGCGTGGTTGCTGATAATAATTTAACTGCATATTAAATGCAGGCAATAAATTTGTAGTGCCTGTGCTAAAAGGTAGCGTGGCAGTAATTGTGTAAGTGCCGTTAAATGTCGAACCAGCCCCGGATATGGTCACGCTTTCGCCTGTAGTAAATAGTCCGGGGTTGGCCAACATTACTGTGGCAACGTTGCTAACCAATGCAGTCCCCACGACTGGCGCAGAATCAAACCAAAGGAAACTGTTGATCTGATCCTGTGCGGCTTGGCAGCACTCCTCGACAGTACTATCTGAGTAAAGAGTACCGATACCGAGATTTGTGCGTAGCTCGGCGACTGTTACATATGTAGCTGCCATAATCGGTACTCCTTACTTAGTAGGGGTCGGTGGGCGAAAGGGCTAATCGCCCACCGACTATTAGGGTTATTGTTTAAGGTAGCTTTGCAAACTTAATAATGCCATTAGGCATTTTTGCAATAGTTGCCATAAAGCCGTAGATAGCAATCTGAACCTGAAGGTTAGAAACTACGTTTACAGACATAAATGCCTGCGGTCCGCGATAAACAGTAAATGCTTCTGGTGCAAGGATTACAGCTGAGTTATCATCGAACGCAGTTTGTGTAAAGTTCTTATCTACATATAGATCAAGACCTAGTACGTTGCCGCGAATTGATGAAGGTGCAACCTGTCCTGCTGCGTTCATTGGTTGGATTGCGTTATAAATTGGGCGACCAGTTGTATCAACAGCACCTAATAGTGCCTGGTACTGCGCTGGATTTCCAATGTAGTTTTGTGCAAAGTAACCTGTGTTTTTGTAAACAGCAGATGCAGCTTCTGATGAATAAGCAATAATGCCTGCGCTGTCGCCTGTTGTTGCAGTTCCAAATGTACCTGCTGCTTGTAATGCTGTTAGTGCAGCTGTATCAATAGCTGTTAAATAAGCATTTTGTAGCTGTGTTGTAAGCTCGTCATAAAAGCCAGGGTATCCAGCTCTTTCTAACAATTCTACGCTTAGCGTATTCATGCCTGAATATTTTTGTACAGTTCCGCTTAGGTAAGAGGTTTCCATACCTGTATTTTGTACGTTGCCTGCTTCGGCCTCGACTGTTACAAGAGGTGCTACGCCTGTACCGCCGCCTGCAGATGTCACAAGTGAAGGCACGTTAATTGTCATACCTGTTGGTGGCAATACGCCTTGGCTACATGCATCAATAGTTGGTGTACCGAAACGTGTGTTAGTAACGAACTCGCTTAGGTATTGTGTCGGATTGAACGCTGTATTATTTGTAAAGGCATCATCTGCAGCAGTAATGTAAAGCATAGAATCTTGGTTGCCTAAAGCAGCCTGAATCTTATGCTCTGTGTACTTTGCCATAGATGTAATTGGTGTGCGTACTGTTTGGCTGTCTAATACGGATGGGCGAATAATTTGGCGAGCTGCTTGAACTGGTGCAGCCTCGACTGGTTTTTCTGCCGGTACATCCGGTGTATCAATAGGGGCTGTAGTCACAGCTGCCTCGCTTTCGGTTTCGGTTTCGGTTTCGGTTTCAACCATCTCTGTATGGATGATTGTTGTTTTCGTACTTGCTGCTTCTAGTTCGGCTTTAGCCGCACTAATATCAGAAACTGCGGCCGTTTCGAAGGCCGCAGCCTCAACAAGGCTGACCTCTTTTAGGACAGCCGCAGTAACTAACAGGTAATTTTTCATCTGCTTAGACGCGGATACATCCACGCCTACGGATAAGCCAGATACCAAATTTTCCTGCGCCAACAAGATAGCGTCCTGTCCCCGGCTGCTACTTGAAATTTTGAACGATGCATACATGCCATCGGAATTATCTTTAACACTATTGGCCATCATGCGCCCAACGGGTTGGGTACTTTGATGTTGCATCAATAGCTTGACACGAGTTTCATCCTCGATTGCAATCGATCCTTGTGCAAATACAACAGGGCCAGCTGATGTGTAACCGACTTCGTTATATGGCGCAATTTTTCCTGAAATAACACGGCGTTCACCATCTGCCGCCTCGATCGCGTTATTAAACGTTAAGTGCAACATTTGCAGTATCTCCTGATCCATTTGGTGTTAACTGTTCCATCTGTTGAGCTTGTCCTATATCTATCAAGCCAAGGTTTAACATTTTTTCTATTGCATCTAGTCGCGCCATAGTATCTGCGCGTAAGAAAGTTTCATCAATAGCAAAACGCACTACGTTGCCGTGCGCAGTTAGATCATCCATGCTTAAACGATTTTCGATCGCGCTAATAAATGGCTGTAATGAATACGCTACAAATTCTTTTCTGCCATCTAGAATATTTTGGTAGGTCATGCTGTTATTCATATCTGCAGAAATGTAATACGCAGGCACGTTCATCAAACGCGCAATTTCAGTAGCAAGGTACTGGCTGCTTTCGTTGTATGTCATATCTTTCGGGCTAAAGCCAATATTTTGCGCCTCTAAAGTGCTAGTCAAATATGCGGTGCTGCGATTATTACGCGCGGCTTTCCACGCAGCTAGTAAGCCTTGGATCTGTGCCTCTGGTAGATCAGCACCGGTATTTTTTAAAATTGTAGTTGCCATTGGCGTAGCTGCTGCAACTGCTGCAGCCTTTTGAATATCTAACGCAGCTTGAATAGTACGGCCGCCAGTTTGTAATACGCCAGGCAGTAAAGATTGAAATGTAACTAACGAACCAATACCGGACATAGGTACGCGTTCACCATTTACAGAGTAATACTCAACTTCATCGCCGTACTGGTTTGTAGTTACAGTAACGCGCGTGTTAGGTACAAATTCAAAACCTGATGGGCGTTGGTCATCAAAATAAATTGACTGGACTCTTAAATAGCCCACGCCGTAGAACAGCAACGCATCGACCAAATATGCCAGGGTTACGCTAAGCGGTTGGCGTATATCCATTTGATCTAGCCATAACGGGCTTTCTAATTTTTTACCAGTAGATTTTTTGTATAAGCCAAGATCGATGCTAGATATAACGCCTGCAATTAGGTTTCTGCAGCGACTAACACTTGCAACCTGGAGTGCTAAATTGCGATCAATCGCAACGCCATAACCATAATTAGATAGGCCGCTGTTATAGCTGTACATGCCTGCGCCGTAGGTACTATCCATGATGGCAGGGGCGTATTGGGCAGTTACTTCTGCCTTACCCTTAAAGCCTAAAGTTTCCAGTAATCCCATAGGGCGGATTTTCTCAAATTGTCAAGCACATTACCGATTCTGTTCGGCGTGTCGCTAGGCGTATATCTTGGCTTCTTGTAACGGCTTAGATAAGTGCATGACCAGCATGGCTGCGCTGATCGGCGCGGCTACGCTGCCGCTAGATCGTTTACGAATAATGCGCCAAGCTTGATCGTTACTTTTAGCAGCTACGTTATCCATAGACTCATTTAGAAATTCTTGGTTGCCGTGTACTACGCGCTTGTTATCTATGTAATCTTTAAAAGTTTGGCAGGCAACGTAGAACTGCGATCCTGAGCAGTCCTCTATCTTTACGCCAGAATTATGCAGGCGATCGGCAATAGCCTGCCCGGTATATTTGTCGAACAGCACTTGTTTAGGCATCCACTCATCGCAATAGCCTTTAATATCTACGGCAATTTTTAGCTCATCAATAGCGCGATCCGATTCCCACGTTTTAACCAAGCTGATACCGATGCGGCCATCGGGCAATATAGCCCCAGCCATTAGAGCTGCGTGGCGTTTAGAGTGCGGCTCAATGTCAAAGGCAAACATCGAATACATGCCAGGCGACAGAATAAGATCAGGATCAGCACACTCATCCCAGCTGCCAGGTGTCCATGGTGATAAGTCTGTGCCTATCCACTTGCATAAGTTCTCAGTCATTACCGCGCTGTAATCGGATGTCGCTACTATCTCCTCAATCGCGGCCTCGGTAATTAAGTAACCTAAAGACGGGTTAGCCATCGCCCAGGCAGATCGATCCCATATATCGCAGCCATCATGCGCGCTGTACTCGTAATAGCCCACCGACTTAGGCGGCTTGTTTAGCGATCTTTCGCGCATGTCATTTAGGACGTGGCTATCCTTAAAGCCAGCGTTAGATGTATAGAACCGCTGCGAATTAGGTCGCGTTAGGGTCGTACTCTTTACGGCATCTAACGCCTCTGTACCGACATGGCGCAGCTCATCGATCCAAACTACATCGGCCGTTAATCCACGGCTAGAGTCTGCAGTCGCAGCTACTACGCGCACCTCTGCGCCCGATTCTAAGATAATTCGGTTATTGCCGTTAGTGCGCTTGTAGGCTTTCTCGATATTGCCGCCCTTTACCTGGCTGCGCAGAAACTCATTACGATCGATAATGCCTGCCATGATCTCCAGGGACTTAGAGGCCATGAGCATCTGCGAACTCATAATAAGGATATTCATCTCGCCAAAATAGAACAGCCCAGCTAGTACGCGCATACGCAGAACATGGCTTTTACCGGACTGGCGCGAGCAGACTAACAAGCTAGATTTTTTTATAAATTGATCGTTCTCATCTACGGCGCACATATCTCGCAGGATTACGATCTGCCACTCTAAAAGGGGCTGGCCGATTAGCTCAGCAAGTTTAATTATGGCATCTACTTTAGATTCGCCTTCCAGCCAGGGCGTATGTAATCGAGGCCTGACAGCCCCCGTAAGGGGTGGTGGGTTTTCTACCAGTTCTAGTTTCATTTCCTAGAGATTACCAGTCATAGGGCCTTTGTGGACGGTTTCTACCATGCTCGGGGATAAACAGGACGAAAAGGCAGGGGGGTTTCCCTCTCTC